CTATAAACTGTTTGAAGCGGTTCTAGTTCTTCAGCATAAACATTGTAGTTTATTATTTTTCCTATATTTGCTTCTGGATAGCAACCCAATCTAGGACAAGGATCCAATTCTGTTGCACACGGTACTTCAGGAATACATTTATAAATTTGTGGTGTGTCTTGTCCACATTCACATCCTTGGACTTCGCCCGCACAATCTCCTTTACAATTATTGCAAGGAGGAGAGCAAGATAGATTACCTTTAAGAAAGTATCTTTGACTTATACTCCAACCAGGTCTTTCTGACCACATTATTAAATCGTCACAACCAAGACAGCAACCAGTGTCTATAGTATCACCAGATAAACAAGTGTTGATCTTACAGCAAGGACAGCAACCTAATCCAACATAACTGCTCATTCTGGACATCCTGCCTTATAGGCATTTGGCATAGAGAATATATACTTTCCTGCATCGAAAATCATAGTAACTACGGTATTTGGACGAATAGGAAGCATTTCAAAAGAACCTGTTGGAAAATTATCAAACAACCCATTACCTATGCCGTTTAAATCACCATTATTTTCTGCACCATTATATGCCCAAGAATTATCATAATCAGTTTCTGATTGTTTTTCTATAAATTTTTTCTGCGTGTCATCAAAAGTGACTTCATTGAATCTATATCGCCATTTAAAATGTGGAGGGGACGCGGTGGATGTTGGATATGGTTCGGAACTGAGTATTATAGCGGTAAATGTATTTGGTTTTTCCGCTGGATAAACTTCTGGTTCTGGTATGACGGGTGTTCTTCGAAGAGGTATTCCGTTTTCTTTAAATTTGGGAGTGCTGCTACCAGGCCAATTACCGTCTCTTGTGTACATCACTCCGTTTTCAGTATCGACAAAAATATCACAATCACCAACATCAGCAATATCTGTTAATCTATTTTCTTCTGCTACATTTATGCAGTCTTCGCAATTATAATCTACACCAATATCTCCACCTGAACTTATTATTTTTTCTCCAAGATTAGTGAAAGATGTTGGATTTTCTGATTTAAACTCATCTGACCTTATGTCACCATCGACTATACCTTGAGTCAAATTTTTAAATTTCTTTAATTGATATGGACCATTTGCACTATCAATTACTGATTTGTCTTTGGATATGAAAGTATAAATTCCATCATTATATCCTACACTGGTTAATAAAGATGGTATATCTGCTCTATCATTAGTTAAGTAATTTTTTGGTGTTTCTGGTGTGCTGTCTTTTATGCTTCTCAATTCCAAAAAGTTCTTAAAAGACACAGTAGAATTGTAATAATCGTTTCCAGTAGAACTTGTTGTTTTTGTTTGTATAGGATAAATAAAACCATTTTCGCTGGTAATAGATGCACCTGATAAAATACCTGTTACTGGATTTACAAATCCTTGTTCCCCTGGTCCAGAAGTTCTTATATCTGCATCATACCCTTGTAGAGCATCGTCATAATTTGCATTAAGACGAACAATAAATCCTTTCATTTCTATAAGAGACTGAAAAGATATAGGATCTATTTGTTCTGTTGGATCTGGAAATAACGGACCGGCAAAAACTTTAACACAAGAGGAATCGCCAGATGGACCTGGAGGACCTGCTGGACCTGGAGGACCCGCTGGACCTGGAGGACAATCACAACATCCATCACCGCTAGAAGTAGTGTTTTTGCTTACGATAAATGCAACATCACATTTATCATCATAGCAACCTTCTATTTTTACACTATCAAAATCTTGTTTGGTGAATTTTGGAAACGACATCCCTTACTCCTGTTTTGTTTATTTATAGAAGACTGCTGGCGTCGTAGTCCACTCCTTTATTATTGATGAATGTGCTTTGTGCCTGTGGTGCTTGTTGACCACCAGACGCATCAGGAATAGGAGGTCCTCCTGCTCCGCCACCCATATCTGGAGGTGCTCCACCCATATCTGGAGGTGCTCCGCCACCCATATCTCCACCTTGCTGTCCTGCTTGAATTTGTGCCATTTCTTCTGCTTTTTGTTGCTCAATTTGTGCATCAATTTCAGCAATATCTTCATCGGATTGACGAAGAATGTTCTTACGAATCCACATATCAGAAAAGAATTTACCAGAATAGTCTGCAACTTCTCTCATTATTGCCATTCTGTCTTTATACAATTCTGCTTGTTTAGATTCAGCAAAGTAAGAATCTGTCGAGAAATCGAATTTAATATGTTGGTTGATTTTTACCCAATCGTCTTCATTCATTAATTGTTTTGTGATGCACTGAACCTTCAAGAAATTCATAAGGAGTTCTGAAAAGCGTAATCGTATTCTATTAATGAACTTAGAATATTTTAATTCATCTCTACTGATTTCGGAAGCACGACCCATATTGAATCCATTATCTCCTTGTAAACGAGATTCTGGTATATGCAGTGCTTTGTATAATTTCTTTTGGAAGTAAAGAACATCTGCCATTTCACCCAGATTTTGTCCTCCAGGCAATGTTTCAATTGATGTACCCTTACCACCTTCTCTACGAGGAAGCCAAAAATCTTCCAACATAGACATATGCTTTTTATCGTCTCTTATTTGTCCTGTATCCGCATCATAAACCACTTTATTTCTATAGCGATTCATAACTTCACGAAGATACTGTTCTGCTTTATTTTTTGGCAAAGAACCGACATCAATATAAAATATTCTGCGTTCTGGTGCTCTAGACCAACGATAAATCACAGTAGCATCTTCAACCATTCTCAATTGATTTAGTGGTTTGATTGCTTTGTGTAAATATCCAACAACTTTTCTTGTATTCGGATCATATAGACCAGAGTGTACAAAATTTATGGAATCTGGTGAAACCTTGATTCCTTGTTCTGGTGAGTTGTAGTTGATGTTATATGTTGTGGCGCTACTCTTATCAAAAGGCATATAAAGATAATATTCTTCCATATCGGTTACTACCTCTACGGAACCTACCTTTTCTTTTTCCTTTACTTGTCTTACTTTTTTGATTTTGAGAGGATCGACATAACGATACTCTTTAGCACCCTTCTTTTTGTTCTCATTAAGAATGATGTGATAATACAATCTTCCGTCTATGTAAAATCTACGAAATATTTCAAATGACTTTCTTTCGAAGTCTAAAAGATACAAAACTTCCTTGAAGGAGTCTTGTATTTTTTCTTTTACAGAATCGGGAATTTCTACCTTATCAAGATTTAATTTAACTACTTGATTTCTTGCATCCTCGGTTATGACTTCATTTGTTATGTCATCCACAGCAATATCAATTTCTGCGTGAAGTGACATTTCTCTGTATTTACGAACCATATCCGTTTCTGAACGCAGAGTACCATCAAGGTCAACATAATAACCTTGAAGTCCTCCACCCTCAATAACAGTCGCACCATCCTCTTCGGATGGTGGGACTATAGAAAAAGTTTCTTCTTCTTTTTTCTTTCTAAAGAATGAAAATCCAAAAATAGACATAATAAAAATACTCTCTTATAGTTGATTAACGCTGACCGCCTGGATTTGGTTGAGCACCAGAACCACTTTGTTGTAAGAAGTATGTGTAACCAAAAGTTACTTGGAATTCAGAAACCGCATCGTTTTGATCGTATGCGAGTTCTACACTTCCTACTTCCTTGGGGAAGACATATTGAAGATTATAGATCTTAACTGCTTCTCCCTTTCTATTTAGTTGTGTAACTTCAGCAGAGCAACTACCAACATGACCCCAGAAAGGACCATTGTTGAATACTTTATTGTCTACTACTCCATTGTAATATTGATTCCAACTCTCAAATTGATCTCTTAGACGCATATCTTCGGTATTGAGAACAGTGACTGTCCAATCTTCGAATGTTCTGTCGCCTGGAACCTTTATTTGGCGTCCCATATAAGGAACAATTATTTCACCTAAAGTAGATGCTGGTAGACTCGTTGACTTGCAATAAAAAGTCAATCTTTCTTCAAAAGAAGCGGGTGAATCACCAGTTATGGATACTTTATAGAGAGTGGGTCTGGAACCACCATCGAAATCTGTTACGAATCTGTCTATGCCTAAATTAAATTGTGACATTTAATACTCCTTTGTTACTTTATTTTATTTATTTATTAAGCGCCTACTTCGGAGAAAGATACTCCTGTTGGTGTAGCAACAAAGTTCAATTGAATGAAGTTGATAGAACGGTTTGGTTTGATGTAGATGTCTCCAACAAATCCATTAGAGTCTATAACTTGTGGTGTATTGTTCGAATCGTCACATACCACTCTGAAGTCCTGAATACCTCTTCTACCTACAACATCTCTGAGGTATGGAGATACTAATTGCACAAATTGAGCACGGGTAAACGCGTCATTAAACTCGAACAACAAGAACTTGGAAGCAGTAGAAATTGCTTTTTCAAGAACTATGAAAAGACGACGAACATTGATACGATCAAATGCACTTGGACGAGAAAGTAGAGTCTTATCACCGAATAGCACTACACCTTCGCCTGGGAAGGAAACTACTGGATTGATACTCTTCTTATACAGTTCATCGCGGTCTGTTTTGCCTGGGTTGTAAGCAAGACGAACAACATTCTTGATACGACCTCTGTCGAATCCTGCTGGCGAGAACCAAGGATCCTTGTTGGTGTCTGTTCTTACACAGCATCCTGCAACATCTCCGTTAAGTGGGACATACAAATAACGATCATTATATGTGTCGTACTGTAACTTATATCCAGAATCCATTACACCATAAGATGAACTCAAACCAAGATTTGTTCTGTATGTAAGAGCGTCGCTGAGTTCGAAAGCAGACATATCGTGTTCTGCGTTTGTAAGAGAATTTGTTGGAGAAACGAAAGCAACACAGTCCTTTCTTTCTTCTGCCACTTCTATTACTTTTCTTGCAGCAGTTGCACGCATTGGTCCTGCTATGAACAGACTGACATCAATTTCTTCACCTTCAAGGAAGTATGTTTCGAATGCTTGAGCACAGTCTTGTTCAAGATCACCGAGAATAGAGTCTGACAGTGTCTTGTTTGCTCCACCAGTGAATTGTGTATTTTGACCTGCGATATAGTCATCTATGACTTTGAAAGCAGAGTCGCCGTATACTAGATCTGTACCCCAAACCTTAGTTCCAGTAGCATTAGTCATAGAGGGATCTGTCAACCATCTGATGTATTCAGATGTACTGTTAATAACATCCGCATAGTAATTAGATCTACCGTCAGCATTTTTGGCGTTCTTTGCTTTGGATAAGAATCCGAATCTTTCGAGAACCGTACCAGCAACGCCAGTAAATGCACCACCGGCGTCTATTACCAACACATGCAGTTCGTCGTTAATTGTGGTAGAATTGGTTATTGATTGCGCCCATACTGATGTGCCTGGAATATCATCAAAGTTGTCGATGAAATCTGCATACTCGTTTTCTGCTGTTGTGTCTGTTGGTGATGTATTAGGATTGTGATCCAAAACTACAACCTTAAGACTGTTTCCTTTTACGCCTGGATAGCGAGCACACCAAGGTCCTTGTGCGCTAAAGTTAGTGTAATTTGTTAAATAAGATGCATCGTTGTAAATTCCAGCACCGAGAGTTGTGTTGTTAATTGCACCACCACTCGCAGCAGTATCGTCTTCTGCTTGAAGTACTCTTACTACACGGAGATTGTTTCCGTATTGCAAGAAGTTTTGAGCGACAAACCAATATCTTGCGTAAGCAGGATCTCTGTCT